CGCAGCGTCGTCTCGTAATAAAGCACGTAAGAAGTATCGCGGACAAGGCAAAGGTTAATTAGATGTATAGTCGCGATCAAATTTTAAATTCGATCAAAGACCTTAAGACATGCCTCAAACCTAGCACTATTCCTGGTGCTGGGGTTGGGGTTTTTTCTTTGGTTGATATTCCTAAAGATACTCTTATATTTGATGTGAATAGATCCGATGATTTCTTTTTTAAGATGTCGGAAATAGAAAATCTGCCATCCAATATTCAAGACTACATATTGGGAATGACAGATGGAACAGAAGAAGGTTTTTATCTGGATGTTCCCGCATTTAAAATATATACCGCATATTATGTCAACCATTCCTTCGAACCAAATGTATTTTGGGATAGGAGGAATGATGAACTCTTTTCAATTAAAGATATTAAATCAGGTGAAGAGTTGACGACATATTATAGACCAGACGAAAGAGATTTCTAATGAATGTAGTTAATTTACCACCAAAAAAGGTTTGGATTCGAAAAGAATATCTAAGAGATCTTCGTGATGGGCACGGAGAATATGTAAAAGGATGGTGGGTTTCTCTTAAATCAATTTGGGGTAGATGTTTCTATTTTGAAACTTATATTCCAGAATATGGAGCACTTTATGATAAACTACCAATATCTGCATTCTTGGATTGGGAAAGTGATCATCATGAACGCCCAAGAGAAATAAAACCAGATTTACCAATTAGTGATTTGCAGTATTGGGATAGTTTTGATTATGATGTTAGAGTCATTGAAAAACAATTTTTATATACGATGTCTGTAGAAGTTAAGCATCGTTCTGGTCATATTTCTCAAAATGGTAAATATTTGTTCACGATTGATTCATATCATGCGGACAGGGATGTTCCAGACCTAACATTTGCAGAATTTCCTGAAGAACATAAGTCTCACAACTGCATCGTTCTCCCAAATGGGCAGATTGGTCTATATCCAAACAATAGATGTCGTTGGATTGAAGAGAGTTTAACTCCTCCAACACTCAAAAAACCAGATTTTCTTGTTTCTACAAGAAGTTTTACCGTTGAAAATGGTGGTTCTCACTGTTCAGGATCTCTTGGACACTCTGAGGAGTATTTTTGGGAGCACGAATTGCAAAATAAATACGAAAAAGGGATAGAAACCCCTTAAAAAGTTCTGTTTTACCAAAAACAGGAGCAAAAATGGCAAATTCACCCGTTGACAGAGATAAAAACTACATGAGAGAGATGTGGGGAACCACAAGACTTGTTACAGATTACTACAGAGACGAAAAAATGACTCCTCAAAGCGATTTTTTGGATAATTTGGGCAATCATCAGCATCAAAAGATGCTTCGTGAGATTGCAAATGATGATATCACACCCAAAAAGCACGATTTTGTACATCAAAACGAAATTCATGAGAAAATTCGCAATGATGAGGACTATGATGATTGGGATTATGGAACAGAACCATATTATGGTAAGATTTCTGGATGAAGGTATAAATAAAAATACATAAATTCTCCTCATAAATGGCGGTACAGAGAATATCCAGAGCATTTAAGGATATAAGTTTGTCATTTGACATGCATCCAGTGACGAAGGATATTCTCGTACTTAAAAATGAGGATGCAATTAAAAGATCAATTCGTAATTTGGTTCAAACTGTTCCAACCGAAAGATTTTTTAACCCCACAATTGGTGCCGATGTAAAAACGAGTCTATTTGACTTCGTAGATTTTGGTACGGCATCAGTTTTGCAGAAACAAATTGAAATTGCGATACAAAATTATGAACCAAGAGTCGAAAATCCACGTGTTGTAGTGGATCCTAGACCAGATTTGAATGCTTTTGAGATTACTGTTACCTTTACCATTGTGGGATTAGAAGTTCCACGCCAACAATTCTCATATATCCTAGAGGCAACAAGATAATATGCCTTTTACAAAGTTTACAAATCTAGATTTTGATCAGATAAAGACATCCATCAAGGATTATCTCCGTGCAAATTCGACTTTCACGGATTTTGACTTTGAGGGATCGAACTTTTCTGTCCTAATCGATACGCTTGCATATAATACCTATATTACTGCATTCAACTCGAACATGATTGTCAACGAATCCTCCTTGGATTCGGCAACATTGAGAGAGAATGTAGTTTCTCTAGCGCGAAATGTTGGATATGTTCCTCGTTCTAGAAGTGCCGCAAAGGCAGTTGTGTCCTTCAATATTGCTTCTTCAAGCACTTCGGCACAGATAATACTTAAGGCAGGTTTGGTGTGTGTTGGAGCGGTTGACAACACCTCATATACGTTCTCCGTACCAGAAGACATTACAAGAAACAATGTCAATGGATCTGCATCATTTGATAATATTGAAGTTTATCAGGGGATTTACCTCACCAAAGAATTCGTAGTTGATAATTCAACCAATCAAAGATTTATTTTAAATAATCCAAATATTGATACGAGTACAATTGTTGTTAAAGTTGGAACTCGTGAGTATAAGCAGGTCGATAATATTTTTACAGTAGATTCAAACTCTGAAATTTATTTGTTACAAGAAATTGCCGATGAAAAATATGAACTTTTATTCGGTGATGGAATTATTGGAAAGAAAATAGAAACAGGAACAACAATTAAAGTCAGTTATATTACAACTGATGGTGCAGATGGAAATGGTCCTTCACTATTCTCTTATTCAGGAACTACAACCGATAGTAGTGATATACTTGTAACTCCTTCGGGAACGGTATCTGTAAGCACCGTGAACCGTGCTTCGGGGGGAAGCAGCATAGAATCTATAGATTCTATCAAGTACTTTGCTCCTAGGGTATATTCTTCACAATATCGTGCTGTCACTGCAAGAGATTATGAAGCGATTATTCAGAAAATATATCCAAACACAGAATCGGTTTCTGTGGTTGGTGGTGAAGAATTAGATCCACCACAGTTTGGAAAGGTACTTTTAAGTATCAAACCAAAGAATGGTATTTCTATTTCCGATTTTACAAAGACAGAAATTCTAAATGATCTTAAGCAATATTCGGTTTCTGGAATAAATCAAGAAATTATAGATCTAAAACTACTTTATGTTGAAGTTGATAGTGATGTCTTCTATAACTCATCTAGAGTAAGCAATGTACAAGATTTGAATGCAAGAGTTGTTTCCGCATTAGACAAGTATTCACAATCTGTAGATCTGAATAAGTTTGGTGGCAGATTCAAGTATAGTAAAGCACTTCAAGTCATTGATAATGTTGATACATCGATTACATCGAACATCACTCGCGTGAAAATGAGGAGAAATATTAATTGCGTACTAAACACTTTTGCACAATATGAAATATGTTTTGGTAATCAATTTCATAAAACTATAGGATCTTATAACATTAAGAGTACTGGGTTTAGAATTGCAGGTGAAGCAGATACCGTTTACTTTGTTGATGTATCATCAGAAGACAGTGATATTGGAATTCTTTCCGTTGTTAAACCAACACTAGATCCAAACACATATGAAATTGTTAAAAAATCAATTGGAACTGTAGATTATATCAAAGGTGAAATCTTAGTCAATACAATTAATATAATTTCTACCTCTATTGATGGAGGTATTATTGAGATTCAGGCATATCCAGAATCAAATGATGTCATCGGTCTCAAAGACCTATATCTTGTCTTTGATGTTAGCAAAAGCACTATAAATATGGTTAAGGATACTATAGCATCCGGAGAGCAAATTTCTGGAGTCGATTACCCAGTAAGATCAAGCTATTCAAACGGAAAACTAACGAGGTAATAAGGGGATATGATTACAACTGGTTTTGACGCTAGGGTAAAAATACAGCAAATTATTGAGAATCAGTTACCAGAATTTTTACTTAGCGAGTCACCTAAGTCTGTCGATTTTCTAAAGCAATACTACGTCTCCCAAGAATATCAGGGAGGTCCAGTAGATATTGCAGAGAATTTAGATCAATATCTGAATTTAAATAACCTTTCCCCAGAAGTTATAACTGGAATTACTTCATTAACTAGTGCAGTTACTGATAGCGATGATACCATTTATGTTGGATCAACGAAAGGATTCCCAAAACAGTATGGTCTGTTTAAACTTAATGATGAAATAATCACTTATACTGGAATTACAACTAATAGTTTTACTGGATGTGTTCGCGGATTTAGTGGAATTACTAGTTACAGGAATGAAACAAACCCAGAAGAGTTAGTTTTCGCATCATCATCTTCATCATCACACCACAATAATACCAGAGTACACAATTTAAGTGCTTTATTTTTAAAAGAATTCTATAAAAAATTAAAGTATCTTCTTGCACCAGGTTTTGAAGATGTTGATTTTGTATCGGAAATTGATGTTAATAACTTCATAAAGAATGCTCGCAGTTTCTATCTTTCAAAAGGAACTGATGAGTCCTTTAGAATACTCTTCAATGTCTTATACGGAACTACACCAAAAGTCATAAATCTTGAAGATTTTTTATTGAAACCTTCTGATGCAGAATTTATTAGAAGAGAAGTATTAGTTACAGAAAGAATTTCTGGAGATCCATTAAAACTAGTGGGTCAAATGGTCAGAAACATTGATGATTCTGCCACAGGTCCAGTTTCTGAAGTTGAAATTATAACAAGAAATAATAAAACTTTTTATAAAGTTCAACTTTTCTCTGGATATGATGAAAAGAGTTTAATTGAAGGTACTTTTAGAATAACTCCTAAATCCATAGTTTCTGACAATGTTTCTATTGGTTCTTCAGTAATCACTGTAGATAGTACAGTTGGTTTCCCCGATTCGGGCACATTAATTACTGGATCAAATACAATTACGTATACTGACAAGAGTATTAACCAGTTTTTCGGTTGTGATGGAGTTTCTTCGGCAATAACGCCAGCATCTGATATTCGTTCTAATCAAATCATTTATGGATATGAGAATGGCGAATTGTCAAAAAGAGTTGAATTAAGAGTCACTGGTGTTCTTTCTGAAATCGAAAATCCAGATGAGTTTACTCTATTATTGGATGGAGATAATATTTCCGTCAAAAATCTTGGAGATAAAGTAAAAAATAATAATAAGAATACAAAAGAGTTTTCATTTAATACATGGATTTACAACGTTAGATCACGATATGAGGTAAATTCTTTCAACAATAACCAATTAACTTTATTTGAGGCACCGGACAAATCTAGCCTTAAGGTAAATGATATTGTTGATGTGTTAGATAGAAATTCTGAAAATATTGTTGTATCTGATGCGACTGTAACTTCTATTAATGGATCTTTAATTGAACTCGATAAGAATGTTACTGGGGTCGCTGCTAATAGAAGGTTGAGTGTTAGAAGGCAGTACACATATGCATCTTCTTCCAACACTCCAATAAGTGCATCTAGTATAATTGCAAATATTCAAAATACTTATAGTGAAAAAGATGACTACATGTATGTTGCATCAAACTCACTTCCAGGATATGAGATTGATGAGAAACTTTCTACTGCGAAAATTACTTTAACACCATCCTCAAACCTTAATGACATATTCCAGAATTATAATCCTCTAACCGATTTATATTCGGTTCTTTCCTTTACGGATGATGTACCATTCATTACTGGAGATGCCATAGTTTATCATGGTGATAATAAAGTTATCCCAGAATTGGTTTTTGGAAGAACTTATTATGTCGAAGTTATTGAAGAGTCTGGCAGAAAAAATAAAATAAGATTATTCAATGCAAGATCTTTTGTAGCAACACAAAGTTTTGTTGAGTTTGGTAGATATGGCGAAAATTCTAATCACAACTTTACTCTACTACAACATTATAATAAAAAGTTAGTTCCCAAGAAAACACTGACAAAATTCCCTCTTGAGACAAATATTCAAGGTGGGACTTCTCCAACAGAAGTTGGAACTATCGGCAAACTGGTAAATGGTGTCGATATTATTAACTATAAAACAAATGACAGGGTTTACTACGGTCCAATAGATTCTTTGAGAATCTATAATGGTGGTGATGATTATGATGTAATTAATCCACCATCCATAGTTATTCCTGGTCCAGTTGGAGTTGGAACAACCGCTCTAGCACAAGCAGTTGTTCGTGGATCTGTAAAGAGTGTATTGGTTGATCCACAGAACTTTAGTGTTAATCGTGTATTATCAACCACCATAAAGGGTGGAAATGGGCAAGGAGCAAAGTTACAACACGTATTGAGTAAACAGTATAGAGAGATTGATTTCAACGGCACACAGGTTGGTTTAGCAGCGACTGGTGGTGTAGATATCAACAATGAGACTATTACTTTTACCGAAAGACACAATTTAGAAAGTGGCGAAAGAATTGTATATAACCCATCTGGAAATCAACCGCTTGGTATTGGGTCATTCAAGTTCTCAAACACCGATCAAGGTAGATATCTGGTAAATGGTGCAACTTATTATCCAGAAGTTATAAACACCAGAGCAATTTATCTCTATGAAACTGAGCAAGATTATCTGGCGGGAATTAATACTGTTGGATTTACTACAATAAACACTGGTGGAACTCATAAATTCAGATTATTTGAAGCACAAGATGTAGTTTCTGAAATAAGAGTTATTGATCCTGGAAGTGGATATGAGAATAGATCTCTAAAAGTAAAACCAACTGGCATATCGACAGAATTTAATAGAATATCATTCACCAACCATGGATTTAAAGATGGAGATCTTGTAAATTACTCATTTGAGGAATCGGCAATATCAGGTCTTTCTTCAACATCTCAATATAGAGTAATCAGATTAAATGATTCGGATTTCCAACTAGCAGATGCTGGAACTGTTGGCGCAGCAACTACTGATTATGATAGGAAGAAATTTGTAAGACTTGAAACAACAGGTAGTGGATATCAAACATTCTCATATCCACCAATTGAAATTGAAATCAATGCAGAATTTCCAGGTTCATTTATTGGTACTATTACTGCTACTCCACAAGTTAGAGGAGAAATCGTTGATGCATATCTCTATGAAAAAGGAACCAACTATGGTTCAGACATTCTAAACTTCCACAAGAATCCTTCAGTAACTGTTAGAAATGGTGTTGGTGCCGAACTAAAACCAATTTTAAAGGCTGGAAAAATTATTGCAGTTGAAGTTCAAAATGGTGGAAAATATTATAATGCTGCTCCTGATTTGACAGTTAATGGAACAGGATCTGGAGCAAAATTAAGAGCATCTGTTGTTGATGGTGTTATCAAGGATGTAATTATTATTAATCAGGGTGTAAATTATGAAGATAAAAATACATCAATTTCTGTAATACCACCAGGAAAAAATGCAGTTATTGAATCTAATGTTAGATACTTAAGTATCAATAATCAAGAAAGATTCTCCGATGAAATTTTTACCGAATATGGGGAGGATCTTTCTTATGGAATCGTTGGTTACTCTACAGATAGAGATGGAGAAGAATTTTTAGATCCAAACGAAAATACTGGACACTCTAGAGTAATTGGATGGGCAATTGACGGAAATCCAATTTATGGTCCTTTTGGTTATTCTAATCCAGAAGATAATAACTCAAAGATAGTCATCCTAAAACCAGGATATGAGTCTTCTCCACAAAACGTATATAATAGACCACCAACATCAACTTTCCCCCTAGGATTCTTTACAGAAGACTTCAAGTACACTAACAATGGGAATCTTGATGAACACAATGGAAGATTTGCCAAAACTCCAGAATATCCAAATGGAGTTTATGCTTACTATGTTGGTGTTGCAACTGCATCTCCTAGCGGAAAACTAGAACCTAAATTCCCATATTTTATTGGAGATTCATTTAGATCAAAACCAGTAGTTGAAGATTTGGACCAATCTTTTGATTTCAATAACTCTCGTTTAGTCAGAAATACATTCCCATATAGAATCGATCAAGAAAATTCTGGAAATGATTTTATAATTGAATCTAATGAGTTCTTCAATCAAATTACTAATATTGAATCTGTTTCAGAGGGTGATATTAGTTCAGTAACAGTTATAAATCCAGGACAAGACTATAAGATAGGCAATTTACTAACTTTTGAAAATGAAGGAACTGGTGGTGGAGGAATATCCGCAAAAGTTTCAAGAATATCTGGATTCAATGTCAATAATGTTCAAACCACTTATGATAACTTCGAAAATACTGTTATAACCTGGCAGGATAAACAATCTTTAAGAGTTTATACTTCAGGTTATCATTCATTAAATTCTGGAGATTCAATTACAATTTCAGGAATTTCAACCTTTGTTGAAGATCTTCTTGGATCTCATATTATCGGGGTTTCTTCAGTAAGAACTGCACTTTCTGAAGACATTCCTGCTAATGTTGGTCTGGTAACGGATATTTACGTTTCATCTATTGGTATTAATGTTGGTTCAGGAACAACAATCGGTATTGGTACTGAAATGCTTTCAGTTCTTAACCGTTTTGATTCTGATAATATCTTAAGAGTTAAGAGGGGTGCTGCTGGAACAGCACATACCTCTGGCGATATTATTGATTATTTTGCAGATTCTTTTACAATTCCACTAGAAACTGAATATTTTGAATCAACAAGAAATGCAAAAATTTACTTTAACCCAGTTGAATCTGTTGGTGTTGGAATAAACACTGGTGCAGAAACTTCAATTAATTACTACATTGGAAACACTCCAAAAGTAATTTCTGTTCCATCTCAAAGTATTTACATTCCAAATCACCCATTTAAAGATAAGCAGAGATTGACGCTTACAATACCAGCATCGTCTAATGCATTGACTGTATCAGATACTTCTGGTGGTTCAACTTTTGACTTACCAAGTTCTGGTTCATCGCAAGATGTATACGTTATTAATAAATCTAAAGATTTTGTTGGATTAACTACTTTGGTTGGTTTGACAACATCTGGAGGAGGATTATTCTTTACAAATAATGGATCTGATAATTATGAATATAGTTTAGAAACAAATTATGTAGAATTAACTGCTACTGCAAAAAGAATTAAAGCAACTGTTTCAATATCAACTATTCATGGTCTCTCTGACAATGATGAAATTTCATTACACATCAAACCAAAACTCACTGTTGGTGTTGGATCTTCAGAATCGATCAGGATCAAATACAATCAAGAAAATAAAAAATTACTAGTAAACACTGTTGGATTTACTTCTGACAGAATTAACACAAGCACTGATCAAATCTATATTAAGGATCATGGATTTACTTCTGGAGAAAAAGTTTTCTATAATTCTTCAGACTTAGTTGCAAGTGGTCTTTCAACTGGTAGTTACTATGTTTACAAAGTTGATAGTGATAATATCAAATTATCCGAAACATTTAATGATGTAAACTCAAATCCTCCATTAACGGTAAGTATTGCCAGCACTGGCGGTAAAGAGCAGGAATTGAGTCTTATCAATCCACAACTGAAAATCACAAATAACAATAAGATTTTTGTGGATGTTTCCGATTCATCGTTGTTTGATTATAAATTTAAACTATTTTATGATCAAAATTATCAGAGTGAGTTTGTTTCCACTGGATCCACAAATACATTTAATATTCAAGAAACTGTAGTTGGTGGATCAACAACCTCTATTACCATTAACTATGATGATTCACTACCAACTAAACTATACTATTCATTAGAAAAGGATGGTGTATTAGTTGATCCAGATACCGACGTAAAAGATTATTCGGAAATATTATATGTTGATAGTTTATATAATGGATCTTATAAAGTTTTTGGTATTGGAGCGACTACATTTGACATTTCTTTAGATGAAGTTCCAGAAAAATTATCTTATACATCTTCCGAGTGTGATGCTATTGAATATGATACTTCTTCTATTGATGCTGCTGGACCAATAAAAAAAGTTAACATTATTTCTAGTGGTTTTAACTATAAAGTTCTTCCAAGGATTGTTGGTTTAACAACAGGATCTTCCACTAGTGTTGGATCAAATGCAGTATTAAGAGCAAATACTGAAACCATTGGTAAAATCAATGAATATAGAATCCTTAATGAAGGATTTGAATATGCTTCTGACAAAACACTCAGACCTAATGCAGAAGTACCAACAGTTTTATCACTGAAAGGATCTCAAAAGATTCAAAACATTTCCGTTTTGGATGGTGGTAAGAATTATATTTCTGCGCCAACGTTGATAATTGTAAATCTCTACGACAAAAGTATTGTAGATAGTGGTCTATTAGTTGCCAATTTTAAAGGTAATACTATTGTTTCTGTTGATGTTGTCGAAGAACCAAAAGGACTAGATGATGTTGACCATAGAATTTTCACTGTAAACAATAGTAATGGTGTTCAAATTGAGAGAGTTTTATCATATACTGGTGGAATTGTAGAATGTGAATTGAGCACTCCTCCTATTGATGGTTTTATTAACCCACCATTTAATGTTGGAGATAGAATTTTTGTTGAGGGAATTCAAAAACAAAACTTCACTGATGCTCTAGGAAATGTAACATCACCAGGAACTGGATTTAACTCCTCTGATAATGGATATAATTTCTTTGAAGTTGTTGAGTACACAAATTCAAATCCAGCAATACTTAAGTACAATATTAGTGAATATACTGAAAACGCTGGAACACCCGTAACAATTCAAACTACATTTAACTCAATTGTTAAAAATCAGAATTATCCAGTATTTAAAATTGATAGAGTTCCAGGTGTCTTCTTTGATGGCGAATCTTTAAGCGTAAATAATGTTCAAACAGATTTAAATGTAGAATTAGTTAGAAAGAACTTTATTAAGGTTACTGGAGAATATGAAATAAAAATTGGTGACAGAATTAAAGGAATTAATTCGGGTAACTTTGCAACCATTGATAACATTTACAAGAATGAAAGTAGATTTGATGTAAGTTATTCCAATAAAAAAGAACTAGATTGGAAAGATGATGTCGGTAAACTGAATTATGATTTGCAAGTTCTTGCAAATAATGACTATTATCAAAATCTCTCATATACAATTAAGAGTCCGATTGAGTGGGAGAAAATGCGTGATAAGGTGAACCAATTAGTTCACCCAACAGGTCTTAAGAACTTTGCAGACACGGAGATTACTTCAAAGGCAAATGTTTCTATCGCATCTTCAATATCTCTTTTACCCGTTCTCGATTTTGTTTCCGAAAGAAGAGTTGATACAATCAACAATTTTGATTTAGCACTTGATTATGATCCAACTAGCACATCATCTAGATTTATTACATTCAAGAATAAGAAATTATCTGATTATGTTGAATGTAGATCTAACA